CCGACAACGGGCATGCCCGCGTTCTTCAGCAGCTCCTGCTGCTGGTCGTGCGGCAGATCCTTGAAGCCGTCCGGCAGGTACGCCGGACCGGGGCTGGCGTACACCGGCTTGGCGTTGAGGACCGCCTGCCCCTCGGAGTGGTTCAGCCAGAACGCCTGACCGGGGCTGACGTTGTTGGCCACATGCCAGGCCTTGGCCCACTTCGAGGCGGAGAACCAGTCGCCGCTGAAGGCGAAGGGGTCCGAGTCGCTGCCCCGGGCCTCCTTGCCCATGAGCAGGGCCGTTGATAGCGGCTGGCTGACGCCGTTGTCGTACAGCCAGTTCAGGCCCTGCATGATCCGCTCCAGGCCGGAGCCGATCACGGGCGTCGCCATGAGCTTCTGGGTGGCCTGGTCGCCGGTATCCGAGCCCGACTTGTATCCGGACTCGAAACCCTTCTCGATCCCGTGCCACCAGGAACTGGCTCCGTTCCCGATCGAGTTCAGGACGTCGCCGAATCCGCCCACGGATCACGCTCCCTCAGGGAACGCGCCCGCATCGGCGGGGTACACGTCAACGGCGGTCTGGCTGGCTTGGAGACCGTACGCCAGGTCATAGCCGACATGATCGGCATTGGGCCCGTGAAGGGCCATGTCCACGCCCAGGGCGGGCGTGTCCGGGAACATGCTCACGTAGTTCCCGACCTCGGTCCACCAGTCCATCAGGCCATCCCCTTGAGAGTGCGGACAAGGTTGCGGGCCGCGCTGCTGGAACCCGGCTGATTGGCCATGTGCTCGAAGACCGGCAGGTATGCGATCAGGCGGCGCATGTCGTCGTCCGGCTGATTCGGCAGGCCCAGAGCCTCCGGCCCGGGTCCGGGCCCGGAGTCCGCACCGGCCGTCACCGGTACGTCCGGCTGCTGCGTCGGCTGATCGAAGCCGATCAGGCCGTCCGTTACATCCCCGGCCGGCTGCGGAGCCCCGACATCCCCGCCGGGAGAGGCGGCCACGGGCGCCGCCTGCTGGAGCTGCTGAAGCTGCGTCGCGTCGCCGTACTGGCCACCCGTCGGCACGCGGACCGGCTGCTTGCCCGGTCCGCCGTCGGTGCGCTGCGAAAGAGCGCCCGGCCCGCTGACGGGGGCCGGGCTGCCCGGCTGCCTGTATCCGCCGCGGGCCATGCGCTACTTCGCCTTGTTCGAGTCGTTGCTGCCCGTGGTCGGGTGGCCCGGCTGGAGGCTGGTGGAGTTCCACCCCGCGATGTTGCCGGTGGTGTCGTTCGCCCCACCCATCGAGTTGCCGGAGTTGTCGCCCGACATGGGCGTCTGGGTGTGCGGGCCGATCATGCCGCCCTTCTGGGAGGCCATCGGCTGGCTGCCGCCCTCGTGGAACGGGTCGCCCGCAAGCGTGTCTGCCATGGTCACTTCTCCTTCTTGTGTCCAGCGGCGCAGTACTTGGGCTTGGCGCCCTTCCCTGACCACTCCTTCTTGGGCTGCTTGCACCCGTCGTGCTCGCAGATGACGTCAGGGTCCATGGCCACCTGGCCAGCCTCGAAGGACTGCTCGGTGACCGCCTCGCACCCCAGCCAGTGGACGGGGGTGCCGTTCTCGGCCGGACGGCCGCACGCCTGGCAGTCGCTCATGCCGGAACGCTCCTCTTAACTGATGCGGACGCTCGCGGAGCGCCGCCGCTGGTCAGGCCGGCGAGCAGCGAGAGCACGTCGGGCTTGCCGCCCGGTCCCATCTCCGCCTGGCCCGGGGCGATGCCGCCCGGGGCGCCGGTCGTCGGGTTGATGCCGAAGGGAACGCCCCCGGGGCCCTGTCCCTCGCCAGGGCCGCCGGGAGCGCCGGGGAGCCCGCCCGCGGACGTGGGGGGCGCGGGCTGGGGCTCCGGCTGGAAGGCGGTCAAGATGGCCTCGTGCATGGGCATCTTGTCCCGCAGCTCGATGAGCTTGGCCATCTTGGCCAGGATCTCCGTCGGATCCATGCCCTGCTGAGCCATGATCCCGATGGAGGACGCGAGGGCGAAGACGCCCTGCTTGAGAGCGTCGGTGGTCTGCTCCTGATCGACCTGCGCCTGAAGGCTGGCCACGTCGATGTCCATGGGCAGCTGGCGCTGGACGAAGTCCCGCGAGACAAGCTGGTCCCCGCGGAGCTGGAGCAGGAAGATCAGCGCCTGGTTGGGGTTCATGCCGGAGGCGAAGCCGTAGCTCACGCTCACCCGGTAGTTGCCCTTGATGTCCTTCGAGGGCGTGTAGCTCTCCTCGAAGGGCGTGCCGTTGATGACGCCGGAGATGGACTTCTTGGCGTCCGGCCAGAACTTCTCGTCCATCTCGAAGCACAGCTCCAAGGCGCGCTCCAGCGCGTCCCCGATCATGAGCTGGCCCGTGGCCACCTGGATGTCATAGCCGCCGTTCAGGGCGTTGACGCCCTGCCCGGTAATGATGGACGCGTGCACGTCGCCGGTCGCCGAAGCCGGCGTCCGGGTGCCCTTCATGACCTCTTGCTGAAGCAGCTCATCCTGCTGCCAGGCGGCCTGTGGCAGGTCGGTACCGACGCGACGGATCTTCTCCGGCGAGTTGGTGCGAATGATCGCGTCATCGCCGAACGGGATCTTCTGCACGTCCGTCGGGATGGCCAAGGGCGCCCGGACGGTCTGCTGGGTGGCCTGAAGGCCCAGCATCGCCACGCGGTTGCGGGCGAGCATCGGCCAAATGATGTCATCGAACTGACCGCGGTCCTGGTCGTCCCAGGACGGCTTGCGCGCGATGGCGACGGGGACCTTGCCGAAGTGGTTCGGCGTCACCATCAGGACCAGGTTCTTGCGCTCCGGCATGTACAGGACGTACTGCTCAGCGTCGCAGAACTTGACCAGCTCCAGCTCCGTGTCCCCGGTGACCTGACGGCCGAAAGGCTGGCCGTCGCCCAGGATGGCGGCCTGGTGTTCGGGGAACTTGGAGGCGAGCTTGCGCGCGGACTCGCGCCACACCTTGGTGTACGAGCGGACCTTGCCGGCCACGTCGTACTCGGCGTAGTGCTTCATCGGGTTGTCGATGCGCAGCCGCGGCCGGCCGGTCTCGAAGTCCGGCTCGACCACGATCGGCATGGCGCCGTACGTCAGATACCAGTCGCAACCCTGCGGCATCCGCGCCTTCAGGTTGCTGTCGATGATGTACGAGTACGCGACCTTGGTCCGCTTCGCCACCATCTTCTTCTGGCGCTCGCTCGTCACCACGCCCGGGGCGCAGTTCAGCGACGGCAGCGGCGCCAGGTTCTCGGCGAGCTGCCGCGCGGAGGTGTCCAGCACGTTGGCCGTGATCGGGCGCGGCCACGCGTCCGGCATGCTCCCGGGCGAGATGTTGTCGATCTTCTGCGCACGGGCGTCGTAGACCGTCTGATGCCGGGCGTCCCGCTCCTGGGCGTCACGGCGCAGCGCCTCTACGCGGCGCGCGATCTGATCGATATCCGCCATGACCACCTCCTGCGGCGGCGAAATGTACGACAGGACGTCAACTTTTAGACGTTCGGGACCTTCAGGGCGTCCCAGGACGTCCGGCCGGGGATGCCGTCGGCATCGGGGCCGGAGAAGCCCAGATGGCGCTGCCAGGCGGCAACCGACGCCCTGTCACCGGAGCCGAAGACGTCCTTGTTGGCCGTGGACCGGTACCGGCCGCAACCGACCGCCACCAGGCGGTCATGCATGGCGGCGATGATCGGGCTCTTACGGCCGTCCACGAAGAAGGCCGAGCCCGGGAAGGGCTCGTACTTCGGCTTCGGCGCGTTCACGAACGCCGGCCAGCTGCCGGGGTCGGTGTGGTTGTTCTCGGGGACCTGGCTGTGTCCGTACCAGCCGCCGCGGGTCTCCCAGGTGTGCTCGTCCCGGTGGGGCTCGAAGCTCACCGGGTGCCCCATGGGCCAGGTGTCGAGCACGCCCCAGCTGCGCACCCAGGCGTTCAGCTCGGACCAGCCCTTGCACGGCGTCTCGGCGAGCGACGCCCAGACCTTGCCGTCCGGGGTCCGGCAGTAGGGGAAGAAGAGCGCTTCGATCTGGAGCACCACGCGCCCGGCCCGGTTGGTCCGGGTCCCGCCGGCCAGGTCCACCACGGACTTGCTCCGGCTGTTGGCCGGGTAGAACTG